GGAGTCAGCGCGCCACCAGACTGAGCCTCAGATCCGACAAACGATCCTTCAGCGAACGACGAACCGATTGCATGGAACAGCTTGATCATCGGCCCGGTGCCAATCGCCTGCTCCAGTCGCTCAAGCCCGTCAGCGTCTAGCCCAGCATCTGCACCGAACTTGCCGACAGCGCGTTTGGCTAGCTCGATGTTCTGGTCAGCCGCGGCGCCCCACTCCCGACGCAATGCCGAGAACTCCTCCTCGGACTTGTTCAAGAACGACTCGCGCTCCATTTCTATCCGCTGCGTGGACGTTTGATTCCACCATTCGGCAAGACCCTTGGCTTGCTTGTTGGTCAGCCCAAGATCGTGAAGCACGGGAGCGACCGCCTGAGCGAACGAGCCGTCATCCCCTTCCGGTACTGGCAGTTCGTACTTATCGGCGCTCTCCGGGCGTCCTAGGCGGTTATAGACGGCAGCCCAGCCCTCGGCATCGTCATCTGACTTGGGAGCGAGAATGGTGCGACCGGCTTTGTCAGCGCCGAACACCTTCTCGAGGTTCTGATAGGAGAGCAGGGCATCAGCCGGCCCCTTCCATCCTTTGGCTTTGACTAGTTCACCCAGTTGGCTAGCTGTGCCTTGGTCGATCCCTTCCGGCGCGTACCACGCGGGAGCCGCTGCCGGAGCAGTCGGGTTGCCTGCTTCCGCAGACCCTTGATCGTCACTCATCGATGAATTCCTCTTGTAGATTGGTCAAGGTCTTTTCGTCCAGTTGCAGCGCCTCGACAATGAGCTGCACCGTTTCTTGGCGACCGACCATGCGGCCAACCTCGAACATATCTGTCGCACCGGACTTGTCCACAGCGACAGGTGGTTTCCCGTAGCGGGAGAATCGCTTCAGATGGGCGAGGATGATTTGCCCGTCTTGCGATAGCTGATTCGTCTTGCCATCGATTAGGGTTCGCTTGTAGGCGCGAGACCGGAACAGCACTCGAGCGACTCGAGCGCGCATCACAGCAACCATGCTGGGCATCAGCGATTCCTCAACCAAGTCAGATATTCAGCGCCTTCCTCTGGCTCCCACCAAACCTTGACCATATCCGGATGCGTCGGCGGCAGCAGCGGATTGATCGTTGTCAGCGCGCAGGGAGACAGCGCGTTATCGCGGAAGCCTTTCTCTTTTGCGTATCGATCGTACACCTTATAGCTGGCAACCTTCAGAAGGTGCATCGTGATCCCGGTGATCGGATCTTTTAGAACCGAGTAGGCGCTTTCGTGTTTATGGCCGGCGACGTAAATGTGATCTCGAGTGCCGAGCATGGCTGCTTTCATCGGGCCGTGGGCCGGATTCCACACCGACGATCCGCTGTGATCGTGGCGAGCATTCACACGCACCTCTGCGCCATTCGGAAACTTCAAGGCGATGCGGGCCTCGCTAGATTTGTAATTTGAGACTTGCTGCTTTGCGATCCATTTGAGCGGATCTCCTGCCCCAGACCATGCGTCATGATTGCCGGCCAGCATATAAAGCCAGCGGCAGCGATCGACAAACCACTCGGCGAGTTTCCACGCCTGCGCGGCAGATGTCGCCTGCTCGCCGTAAAGCCTTGCTAAACGGCCAACCCAGTTGTTCGTGGTGTCGCCGACGTTACAGGCAAACAGCCCCTCAACCTTGCGGCAGAGCTCGGTGTGACGCTCGAGCGCCTCGATGTCGGTGCCGTCGTCGTCAACGTGCGGATCGCCGAAGTGCAGCAGGCCAATCGGCCCCGGGATCTTGATGCGAATCGGGATGAGCTTGCTGGCTTCCTCGTGCTCGCGCTTGTGCTGGAACTTGCGCTTGCGCTGCTCGATGAGCTCCTCAATGGATACGTCGTCATCCGGTATCGGCGTGAACTCAAACGCTTCCTCGTTCGGGATCTGCCGTCCCGGCTGATACGTCGACTTTGGGATCTCGTATCCGTTCTTTTCCATCCGAGCCAATCGCTTCAGCATCGTTCGGGTATTCAACCCAAGATCGGCAGCGGCATTGGCGCGAACGCCTTTGTTCCTGCGCAATGCCTCAATGATTTGATCGTCAGTCGCCTTTGCGGCTGTCACGGCATCACCTCTTTCTGGTTACTTTAATGCCGAGTTCCTTTCGGCGTTCTTCGGTACGCTCGTCATCGCGCACCGCCGTCCATTCCAAATGCCCATCCACCAGCCGATACTGCTCCTTGTGAGTCAAGGCGCAATCGCAGCACTCGGTGAAGGTATAACCTTTGACTCGATACCAAACCCCGTCATACATCTGGATTACGGGGACAGATACATCCTTGCTTCGTCCTGCCTTCGGCTTACTAAACCGGGCAGAACCTTTCCTGCGGCTTTTGTCCATTTCATGAACTCCGATGCAGCGCCCCAATAATCGCCTCGATTGTGCTTCATGCGCAGCGTCGAACGCTGGAGATTGCCGAGCCCGACGTTAAAGGCAAAGCTCACCAAGGCATCGAACTGGCCTTGACGATCAGGATCAACAGAGCAATATCGGGCCACGCCCGACTCAAACCGTTTAAGGTCTTGAGCAAGTAGAGCATCCACTTCGTCAATGTCCCAGACACGGTTATCCTCGGGTTTTAGCGGATAGTCCCGGCGTAGAGGGAAATTACCATTATCGGCGGTTCGCACCACCGGCAAACGAGCCTGCTCGGGATAGAGCATATGGCCGACGCCCACCGTCCAAAGTTTGGCTGGGCAGAGATACGGTCGCAGGCGCACACCTTCGTGTTTCTTTATCGACGCGAGCGCCTGCTCGCTTGTGTTCATCTTTTGCTAAATGCCTGTGTCCCGAACCAAAAAGCAATGATGCTGGACAGAATCAACATTTCATCTTCGCCAAAGACGTTATCCATAGCCACAGCAAAAGGGATGCCGGTGCTATATGCGTACCATACACCAGTTGCATTCAAAACAACAAGTTCCAACACAAAGATATAAGTCACAACAGGTCTGACCGACGCCCGAAGATTGATGATCCATTGGCTCGCGCCCTTGCCGATCGCCTCGTCGTGCTTGTACAGGGCGACTCGCTCCTGCGCATAGGTCTCGGCCAAAACTTGCTCGGTCTTGATCTCCTCGATGCGCTCCTGCGCTTGGAACCCGCGGGCAGCCAGCTCCAGCTCCCGCTCCTTTTGCATACGCAGGATGGCGAGCTCATGCGACTTGTCCTGCCGATCTTGGAAGAACTCAAGGATCTTCGGGAGGCCGCCAGCAAGGAATGACAGGAATGTGGAAAGCATCGTCATCATGGCGGCAGCCTCACTTTTGCTTGTTGATCAAATCGAATAGGGTCTTGATCTTATCCTCGAGCACAGCAACTCGAAGATCCAGTTTTGACAGGACGATGATTAGCGTGATGAGCGCGAGAATCACCGGCCATGCGCGGGTGAAGATCTCGAACAGCTCCATGCTACTTATCCGCTTTGGTCGTGTTGAGCTGGTTGATCAGATTGAAAATGTCATCCAGCGTCCGGCGAATGTGGTGTATGTCATCCCGGTAGTCGGCTTTGGTGACGTAAACGTGCGGCATATTGCGCACATCCCGATCAAGCTGGTTAATCGAGCGGCTGATGTTATTCAGAATCCACCCGCCCAAGAAACCGGACACGCCAACCAGAATATTGAAAAGCATCTGCGCATCCATCATCAGACTCCCGGGACTGCTCTACGCGGGGCCGATGCCGCGATCTGTTCGGCCTTTGCAAATCGTTCGGCGGCCTGTCCAGCGATCGGAGCCGCGGCCAGCAGGGCTTGTGTCTGCTGCTCTTGTGCGTCAGCAGCGTCCATCTCCTCGAGCTCCTCATCGGTGCGCAGCGCCTTGGCAGGCACACCGTTGGCCTCGGCAATGAGCTTGATCGCCTCGTCGGCATTGATTCGACGCAGCACCGACATATCGCCAGAGACTTGCGCCACCGGCAGCATCGCCTCGATCGTGCGCAGGATGCCCGCGGCTTCTTCGGTTTTCATCAGCCGAGCGAGCGGCCCCTGATATCTCGGCAGGATCTCGCCACCCGATGATAAATACTCGAGCAACACAGGCGGCGGTTCCGGCAGCGAGAAGCTGGCAGACAACAGATCAAGCTCGCGATCGATGATTGGCCCTAAGAACTCCGACTGCTGGCGGCCCATTGTCGGCCCAAGCAGAGCGCCCTTTTCCTGCGCGCGCTGGAGCACTTCGGTCGCCGTCATAGCTCGAGGCTCTTCAACCAAGATCTGGAACAGCGTAACCAAAAACGAATCGTTCACAGCGCGTCGTTTTTGATCTGCCATTTCGATGCCGATCGGCAGATTGCCGCCGGTCATCAGAGGCTGCACGAGCGGCGTACCGTCGTCTCGTAGGTATCCATAGTTCAATGCATTAGGACGCACGGAGAAGGCGTTTAACGCCCCCTCCTCGGTCAGGATGAGCGGCGGGTCGACCATGCGGTGCGCCATCCGAAGCATGGTCTTTTCCATCTCTTGCAGCGACTTGATATCCGCAAGAGCCTCCATCGCCGGAGACCGTCCATAAATCTCACGCGGCCCGGTAACGTACCGGCCAACCGCATACGGCATCACCCGATAGCCGCTATCCTCGAGTAGCACTTGCCCCTCTCGAGAAACATAGCGCGAGACGTACTTCATCCCGTCAGCGCCGGCCATGCCTTCTTTGTAGTCGTAGTTTGGGCGAACGCAATGCACGAATTCAAACATCGTGTTCGGCGCACTCTTGGCCTGCTCTACGATTCCACGCGGCAGCTTGTCAGCCCAGCCGGGGATCTGTATCGCTTGGCGAGCAGAGAGCTGAAAAGAGCGGTAGACAGTATCGACGCGGCCAACGTGGTCAAGGTCGATAACGAGCTCCGACAGAGCAATGGCTCGATAACGCAGGGTCACACCCGGCACTTCGTCGATAAACAACGCAGAGGTGCCGAACGCACCCAAGCTCATGTAGCACTCAAAAGCCTGCGATCCAAAGTTTGCAGTTGGCGAATACCTTTGGCGAAACATGATGTCTCGCAACATATCGCACCAACGACGAACAGCAATGTCGTCGTCAAGCTCTGGGATGCCTGTGTACAGCCCGTGCCACAACTGAGTAGCCGGAGTCAGCATCGAATCCATTGCAGCAGCAAACCGCGGCAGAGCTCGCTGGGCAGTCGAGTCGAAGATCTTCTCCGATCGCTTCTCACCCGGTGTACGCCAGCCCGTCATCTCGGCCATCGTCGGCCAAACGCGCTCGGCTACTTCCTGCCAATGGTTCTCCCAAGTTCCACGCGCGCCCTTTAGACGATCGTAGCCCTCAAGGACTTCTGCTGCGCGTGAATCGGCCATGCCTTACTCCTTCGGAACCACAACCCATGACAGGCTGGCTTCATCCCATGAGTACATCTTGGGCGGCTCGCCCGTACCGGCATCTTCCGGCATCGGCACCGGAGCCTGCCATTGAGCGTTGGCGTCCAGCACCCACGACGGGAACGGCTGCGGTGCCACAAAAGCGTCAATGTCAGCACGGTAGGTGTAGCCGATACCAGCGTAGTTCTTGCGAACCTTGCCGTTGTAACTGGTTTGCTTCCAGTTACAGCCAAACAATTTCTGGCAAAACGCCACGCCGATGCTCTCAATCTCGTTGCCGTTAGCGTCAGACGTATCCTTGTTGTCTACAACGATGACGCGCTTGACGACATTGTTTTCATCCAATTCTGCGAAGTGGGCCACT